GTCTGGCCTGAATGACAGCGTGTACGGCAAGTGCCAGGCCCCCATCCGGATGTTCCTGGAGAAGCGGGGCGAGGCCTTCGAGCAGGAGAGCGTCGTGGAGCGGCTGTTCCTGATGGGTACATCCGAGAACTACGGCGACCTGCTGACCAGCATGACCGCCATGGCGGGCTTTGAGCCCGTGGGTGAGAACGGCGCCTATCCCGAGGACTCCATGCAGGAGGGCTATCAGAAGCTGCTGGTGTATGAGACCTGGAAGGATTCCTTCTCCATCTCCAAGGAGATGATCGAGGACTCCAAGCTGATGGACCTGCGCAAGCAGCCGGGGGCCTTTATGACCAGCTATCACCGGACCCGGGAACTGTTCGGCGCGGCCCTGTACGGCGGCGCCATCAAGGCGGCCACTACGGCGCAGTTCAAGGGCAAGACCTTTGACATCACCACGGCGGACGGCCAGCCGCTGTTCTCCGCGGCACACCCCGCCAAGGTGTCCGGCCCCGCCCAGTGCAACCTGTTCAAGGACGCCTTCTCCGTGGATGCCCTGGGCCAGATGGAGACGGCCATGCAGATTTTCTGCGGCGACACGGAGGAGATTCTGGACGTGTCCCCGGACACCATCCTGATCCCCGATCTGGCCAGCCTGAAGAAGGATGTGTTCGCGGCCATCGGCGCCGACAAGGACCCGGCCACCAGCAACAACGCCTTCAACTATCAGTTCGGCCGCTGGACCGTGATCTGCTGGCCCTATCTGAACAAGTTCATCACGGCCGGCACCGCGCCCTGGATCCTGCTGGACAGCAAGTACAACGAGCAGTACGGCGGCGCTGTGTGGAACGACCGGATTCCGCTGGCGGTGCGGAGCACCATCGACGAGAACACCGACGCCAACGTGTGGCGGGGCCGTTCCCGCTGGAACGCCACGTTCAACGACTGGCGGTTCGCCGCCATCGGCGGCATCTCCACGGGAGAAGAGCTCCCCGACTAAGCAACACCCGAAGCGGGCGAAGGTACGCCTCCGCCCGCTTTTCCACAAGGAGGCAACCATGAAAATCTGCGTGTACGCCATCGCCAAAAACGAAGAGCAGTTCGTGGACCGCTGGATGGACTCCATGCGGGAGGCGGACTGGGTGTGCGTGCTGGACACCGGGAGCACGGACCGGACCGTGGAAAAGCTGGCGGACCGGGGCGCCGTGGTGCGGCAGGAGGCTGTCAGCCCCTGGCGGTTTGATGCGGCCCGCAACCGCTCCATGGAGCTGATCCCGCCGGACACGGACATCTGCGTGTGCACGGACCTGGACGAGGTGTTTCGGCCCGGCTGGCGGAAGCTGCTGGAGAATGCCTGGGAGCCGGGAGCAGAACAGCTCCGGTACACCTATATCTGGAGCTTCGGCCCCCGCGGAACGCCGGGCACTACGTTCCTGCAGGAGAAAATCCACGCCCCCGGCGTGTTCCGCTGGCATCATCCGGTACATGAAGTGCTGCGGAGGACAGACGGGCAGCGCACCTGGAAGACAGCGGTATGTCCGGAGATCGTGCTGGAGCACTATCCGGACCCGAAGAAAAGCCGGGCGGAGTATCTGCCGCTGCTGGAACTGTCCGTCCGGGAGGATCCGGAGGACGACCGGAACGCCCACTATCTGGGGCGGGAGTATATGTTCCACGGACTGTACGCGGAGGCCATCCCGGTGCTGAAGCGCCACCTGGAAATGCCCGGAGCCGTGTGGCAGCCGGAGCGGTGCGCCTCCATGCGCTTTCTCTCCCGGTGCTATCTGTCTATGGGCGACAGGCGGCAGGGCATGGTGTGGGCGCTGCGGGCCATCGCAGAGGCACCGGAGCTGCGGGAGCCCTGGGTACAGGCGCAGGAGGCAGCCTACGCGGCGGAGGACTGGGAGGGCGTGGTCTACTACGGCCGGCGGGCCGTGGACATCACCGAACGGTCCGGCTTCTATATCAACGAGGACAGGGCCTGGGGCGCCTATCCCTGGGACGCCATGGCGTATGCCTGCTACCGGATCGGGGATCTGCGGGCGGCAGGAGCATACGGAGAGCAGGCGCTGCTGGAGGAACCGGACAACCCGCGGCTGCTGGAGAACATGCGCTTCTATGTGGGAAACAAGGGAGGCGGATACGAATGAAGGTCAAGGATGCCATCGCGGCGGCGGATGCCGTGAAACCCAACGCTTTCAGCGAGGAGACGAAGTTCCAGTGGCTGCGCCGCATGGAAGGCTGCCTGCAGGCGGAGGTCTTTTTGATGGCGCCGGCGCAGATCCGGGAGCTGGACTTGCAATATCCGGCGGATATGGACCGGGAGCTGTTGGTGGATCCTCCCTACGACGATCTCTATCCGCTGTATCTGCAGGCCAGGATCGACGCGGAGAACGGAGAGTATAACAAGTACGCGGACTCCATGACCATTTACAACAGCGCGTACACGGCGTTTGTGTGCTGGTTCTGCCAGCTATACGATCCTGCGGAGGGATATTACGGCGAGGAGGCGAGACGGCATGAGGTGGAGTGAGCGCGGCGGACCGCCGTACAACAACCCTCCCTACTATCTTTCGGCCTACGGCCTTGCGGTGAAGCACGGCTTCAAGGGAACGGAGGAGGAATACCTGGCATCCCTGAAGGGAGAGACCGGGGAGACGGGTCCCACCGGACCCACAGGAGCACAGGGGCCGACAGGTCCCATTGGAGAAACCGGACCAACTGGGCCGGTTGGACCGACAGGCGCGGCCGGAGCGGCAGG